TTCTATACTCACTGTATGACCATAGGTGTTACTGCGAGAGGTCTTGCACGTTATAACAGGGTTTCTCTCGCCTGTCTTCTTATTCTTTCTTATAACGTGCATATTGATGTGTATACGTTTTTTCATCTAAATCCCTTACCTAGAAACCATACTACAAGCGAATATCTATTTCCTTTTGTTACCTCTTCTACACAGTGTTGCATATAAGATGGAAATACAAGAACACTTCCTTTTGATTTTTCTTTTAATACAGTTTCTTTATCATTATAAAATTTAAAATCGCCACCTTCATAGTTCTCGTTGAGCAGTATAGACATTGACAACTTTCTTGTTTTATTATGAAGCCACTCGTTTTCTGGCTCATCGTATGTTGTTACGCCATCTCCATCTTGGTGGTAGTCATAAAAGCACCCTTTACTATATTTACCAATTTGCATAGTTTCTGCGGCATCTACTTCAAAATTCCAACCAGCGTGTTTATTTGCAGACCTCATATACTCAAAAACTAAATTAAATAACCACTGCTCAGTTGTCCAAGAAATATTAGTTTTTCTATTTTTTTGCCCTTTTTTTCCTTTAGTCGATGCTGTTTCCCATTTTTTATCTGCAAGTTTTATTATTTTGTTACACGTTTTTGAATCCACTGCGTTATCAAAACGCCACCAAGTTATATTATCCATTATGTTTTCTGGCCTCTGGAAGTTCTATCATCAAATCTTCCAATGATTCCCATGTTGGTATCTCATATGGGCCATAGTACTCGTCTATACTGATTCGAGTGTTGTCTGGTGCAATCAAATAATGCCACATCTTCTTATTGTGGCCATCGACCTCTTTTTCGCAATCGCCGATATACGTCCATATGCCCATTCCAGCAAATTGAGGTAGGATTGTGTACGTTACATCATATATCATCATTAGTAAATCCGTAGTTAAAGCTCATTGATATTCTAGAATTTCGTGATTGAGAGGGTTCTACCATATGACGAAACCAAGACGGGAACAGTATCAGTTTTCCCTCTTTTGGTTCAAGTGTAAATGTTGCTGATGTTAACGTATTGCGCTCAACCAAGTCTTCTGGTAAAAAGTACTCAGATTCATCATTTGCACGATTAAATGTAATACCACCGCATTTATCATCAGGCACCAATATATACAGGACACCAGAAATAAAAGATCCACGATGATTGTGAAGTTTGTTGTAATCTTTATATCCGTTGACGTTGAACCAAAAGTTGAGTAATTTTAAGTGCTTTGGAACTCCCATTTGAGTTGCACAGCTATCTGCCATATTATTCAGAAATTCAATAACAGGTGTCATTGGTTCTTTTATATCGTAGTCTTCCTCATACTTTGAACAGACATTGGGATATGAATTTGATTGCCATCCTCCCACGTTAGTTAATATTACACCCTCTGGGTATTTCTTACGTATACTCTTGACTGTACTTCTCAATTTACCTAAAGCTAATTCTGTTTGAATTTCCCATACAGGTGTTGCGAACCAATTTGTTTGTGTTACATTCATTATCTATCCTTTTTAGCGAGAAAATCATAGCACTGATCATATGTGCGTATACCAGACGTTTTCTTGGATTGCTCTCTTGTCGTCTTGAATGAGTGAAATGTGTAGTATGTGGCGATGATGAATAGTATGTGACCGATAACCAATCCACCCCATCCATACGCTATGCCATAGACTGTCTCAAACGTCCATACAGTGAATACTGTTGACCATAGTGTGGATAGTGTGATCAGTAGGTTCAGTCTCACCGACTTTGGCAGTGACCTAAAATCATTCTTACTGTCGTCAAACAGGATAGATGCAGCGTCATACATCTTCCAACTGAGCTCACTCCACATAAATCTATAATCTATCATACTTGCCACCCTTCTCCAAATTCTGTTGAATCAAATACTGGTTCTGCAAAGTCATCTACCTCTTTTGTTTGATTACTATCTGCAAGGCCCTTCTGTTCTTCTAGTGTAACGTCAAATAGTTTCATCTTTGCACGATCTATGCCTATCACGAATCTTTTGTTTGTAGTAGGATCATTGTATCGGTTCTTCAACTGTTTAACTGCAATCTGATTTAGTGCATCTAGTTCCTCGTTAGATATAAGTGCAAACATAAGATCGGCAGTTGCAGGCAGACCAAAACTTTCACTTGTATCTTCTAGTCCTACATCACTATTAGAGAAACCTGATCTAGTGGTTTGTGTTGCCGACATAATCGGGACGTTTGTTTCTACTGCAAGTCCTCTAAGCTCCTCTGCAATAGACTTAACCATTGTATATGAGTTGACATTAGTGACTCCCTTAATTCTAGATGACGTACATATATTCAGATAGTCAATAAATATGATATCTGGTTTAAAACTCTTCTTGATTGCAAGTTCCTTAATCAGTCCACGAAAGTGATTAGAGTGCGCTGATGCAGTAGGATATTCCTTGACAATGAGTTGGCCAGAAGTATTCTTGATGATATGATCTATCTTACTCTTAAACATCTGTTTAGGTAGGTCATGCAAATCCTCCATTGATACGTTCATCAGGTTTGCATCTATACGTTCTGCAATGCGTTCCTCAGCCATCTCTAGTGTGATATAGAGTACATTCTTACCTTGAGACAAACAGTTAGCTGCCACATGGCACATAAATAATGACTTACCTACACCAGTACCAGCAAGAGCAATGTTCAAAGTCTTTGGAGGTAATCCACCTTTAGTGATACGATTAAAGAAATCCAAATCAAATGGTATCTTCTCTTCTACCGTGTGATAATAATCGAATCTGGATTCTGCGTCCACCAAATAATCATGACCGACACGATTATCAAAACCCACGGCCAAAGCATCAGTGAGAATAGATGGAATTGCATCTGCACCTCTATTTTTATCTTTTCCATCAATGATAGAAATACCTTCAACAATCGCATTATATACCGCCTTATCTTTACAAAATTTCTCAGTAGTGTCTACTAACCACTCAAAGTCTACATCTGTAGTTTCTAGTGTTTTGATAACCTCTACAACTTTACTATACTCATGTTCGTTCAAATCCTTACGGCTCTGAACTTCTATCTCCAACGAAGTTTTCGTAGGTATTTTATTGTATTTATCTACAAACTTAGATATCTCTTCAAATACAGTTCTTTCTGTTTTATCAGAAAAGTAATCACCCTTTATGAATGGTAGAACCTTTCTTGCATACTTCTCATTCGTTACGAGTTGAGTTAGTGCTGTTCGTTCAATCGTCTGCATATTCAAGGTTATCTTTCTCCAGCTGTTCATCTAGTATTACTACAAGGATATCACCAAGTACTGTGACAAACTCTTCTGTTTCTTTTAGGGATTCTTCTGTGTGGCCATTATAATCTAAAACATTATACTTAAATGCAAGAGGCATATTACCGTCTTCATTCTCTTCTTCTGGTACTGAAACCTTACCATATTGGTATATGATACCATTATACTTACCACTGTCAATAAGTATAGAAGCCCACTTGTCACCTTCGCGTGACACAAATCTATATTTCTCTGTCATGAAAACCCTTTCTGATTATAAGGTATATAATATCAGGATTTAGAAGTAATGTCAATACCCATTACCCAGTTTTCTGCTCTGTCTTCTGCAATCTGTAATGAGACTGTCTCAAAATCACTTACGATCATATCGTCAGAATCCTTAGAGACTTTGGTATTTTTTGTGATAAATTCGAGCAGGTATGTTTGGATGAGCTCTTGACTAACTGCGCTCCAAGTTTCGGAATGAAAATAGACTTTGGCGCCTCTGTATGCAAGCTTATCTTCTCCATAATATTCACTTAGTAGTTTCATAATATAATCTCTTTCATTTTATATTTTTTGTGGTGGGGGTGTTTTGATATCTCCACGCCAGCAAAACCCGCTGGAGGATTGATAGTTCCATAATATAATTGGTAATAGTTCGTTACACGTACCTATGCTCATTGCACCGTACATTTTCTCCACATCTATCGTCATGGAAGCACCTAGTAACTGCATTGTTATGAGAATAGTAGTTATCATGATTTTTCCTTTAATGTAAGTTGAAGAGCTTAGACATATCTGAATTAACAAGTTCTCTATTCCGTATATGCTCTTCCTCAATTTCCTCTTTAGATTGGCCAAAGTACTCAACTCCATAATGGTTTGTAATCATCCACTCGTTTAGAGTTGTTTCTTTTTCCTTAAATGTTATTTTGAACTTTCCTAGAATACGTCCGTACTTTCCCTTATCATCTTTCTCTGTGATAAGTGTTTGAGTAGAACCTTCTGGTATCCACTTCTTAACTATTTCTTTCGCCATAAGACCATATTTTTTTTCTTCTAAGTCTCTTGTGCGACTCTCAGGAGTATCGATACCATAAAAACGAATACGTTGTTTACGAAGCCATATGCCGAAGCCGCAATCGATATCTACATCAGCCGTATCACCATCAATTATTCGTAGTATTACACATCTATATTCAAACATATTATTCATCCTCCCCACTGGCCTGTTTCGCCATATTTTTCTTTTTTATTAGTTTTACCATCTTTACAACTGGGCAGACCCAGAATATTCCACTCATATTCTACGCAATTCATCTTCAAAAGATAATCTTCATATTTTTTCTTACTCATGCAAACATCTTCGCCATCTAAAACTCTTACCCATTGGCATTCTTTACCAGTTATCTTTCCAACAATATGTTCACTAGAACTTTTTCCCGTTTTCTCTGATAATACCAAGTCTCCAGCTGTTAAAAATGTTGACACTTGCCAAGGTAGGAAAAAGCTGCAAGCTGATGTCATTCCAAGTGACATTAATATTATAATTATAGTTGGTAATTTGTTCATACTTCTGTGTCCAAGATTTAGTTAATTTAAATTCCTCCATAATTAAACTCCGAAGCTTTCACCACACCCGCAGCTACTAGTAGATGTTGGATTTTTAACTGTTAAAAAACTACCGCCGAGCTCGGTTATATAGTCTACCTCACTACCTAAAAGAAACATTTCAGCAAGAGGATCAACTACAAGAACATTGTCTATAGGGTCAGACCATTCGATATCAGGCAAATTACTTTTTAAATCCCATACGTATTGCATACCAGAACAACCCCCACCTTTTACGCCGAGGGTCACGAAGTCACCATTATAGACAACACTCTTCATATATTTTCTTGCTTTTTCTGTGAGAGTTATCATATCACTATTTAGTTCAAACGATTTGCTTGTCTTAAAAGATAAGCTAGG